GGGAAGTCGAGCTGGATGCTATATGTTTCTTAAAAATCACAAGTGCATTTTTCTGAATGAAGATTTGGAAGAACATGAACTAAACCTTGTAATGGCTCATGAATTGGCACACTCCGTTCTACACAGAAAGGAAAATTGTTACTTTATCAGAAATAAGACTCTTCTATTATCTTCTACCAATGAAATAGAAGCGAATATTTTTGCAGCAGAACTTCTAATACCGGATTCTTTAATTTATGAGAATCCGGGCATGACAAAAGGCCAGATTGCAAGGCTGGCTGGATATGATGAAAAGATTATGGATTTTAAAAATTTTAAATGATATAACCGCTATGGCGTTTATATAAACTTAAGTGGTGTGAAGTACAAAAAGGAGGAAAATATGGAGTTTATCGAATCTATCAAACAATTTTCGGAACGTGTATCTATGATAAAGGATACTGTATCCACTGAAGAAGCGACAAAAATGTCTTTAATCGTACCGCTGTTTCAAATACTTGGGTATGATGTATTTAATCCATTAGAATTTTGTCCGGAATATATCGCAGATGTTGGAATTAAAAAAGGGGAAAAGGTCGACTATGCGATTTTGGATAACGGAGAGCCAAGTATTTTAATTGAATGCAAAAGTTGTTCTGAACAGTTAGATAAACATTCTTCTCAACTTTTCAGATATTTTGGTACATCTCCAGCTAAATTCGGAATTTTAACAAATGGACTGGTATACAGATTTTACACTGACCTAGAAGAAGCAAACAAGATGGATTTAGTGCCATTTCTTGAAATCAATATGATCAACTTAAAAGATTCTTCTATTAATGAATTAAAAAAATTCTGCAAAGAGAATTTTGACAAAGAAAAAATATTCAGCACAGCCGAAGAATTGAAGTATAGCTCTTTAATAAAAGGAGTTTTATCCGCTGAATTTGAGGCACCATCGGAGGAATTTGTAAGACTTGTGCTTACAAACATATATGACGGACAAAAAAATCAGAGGGTAATCGAAAAATTTACTCCTGTTGTAAAAAGAGCGTTCTCTTCATTTGTCAATGAGATTGTCAATAACAAAATATCTTCAGCTCTTACAAAAGACAGCGAGGATGTAAAAAACGAGACTGAAGAACTGCCGGAAGAACCAGTGTCAAAAATTGTAACTACAGAAGAAGAGATTGAAGCATTTTATATTATAAGGGGAATGCTTGCCGGATCAGTAGATGTTAATGATATTGTTCACAGAGATACGGAAAGTTATTTCGGCATCTTATATAAAGATAATAACAGAAAGCCTATTTGCAGGATAAATCTCGACAAGAAAAACAAGCAATTATTCATTCCAGATGAAAATAAGAAAATGGAACGTTTTTACATCGAAACACTCAATGATCTATATAAATATCGTGATCAGCTGATTACAGTTGTGAAAAGATATATGGAGTAG